GCCTATTCCCCTTCCCTTGTTCGTGCCTATGAGGCGGATGCGGACGTCACCTTTTAGGTTTCTGTGATTCTTGTTTATCAGAGCAAAGCCCACCAACTGTCCACTCGTGTTCGTCACCGTGTAGTGTCGGTTGCTGAATTTGTAAGCCTCTCTGAACCAGTTCCTATTGATGGTTTCACGCACGAGTCCACGGGCGTTCTTCCGTAGGCTCTTGTTTAGGAGTTTGTTGGGACCCAACACGGCCAAGTTGTTCATTTCCCTACATTTAACCGAGAAAGTTTTCGAAGTATATTGACGGCTTGATTTTCAGGCAGGGTCAGAATGGCGTTCCTCTGTGCATTGGTGAGTTTCAAATTCAGGTTGGCCAGTGTTTTATGGATGCTTATGCGCCCGCTTGGTGTACGGCTCCACGTGATTCGTGAATTATTCGGAGAAGCGGTCGAGTGTTTGAATCCTCCCATGATGCCAAGCGCCGCCTCGCGCGCAAGCGTCGCAGGGGACCGCAGTTGAGCCGTCTGCGGGGGGCTCTTTCTGGGCGAGCTTTTTCTACGCGGTGGGGAGGTCGGCCCACCCCTCGGATCCAACTGAAACTGCGCGAAATTCGCAAGGGCGCGAGCCTTCTCCTTTTCCAGACCCTTTTCACGGAACGCACGGAGAAGAGGGCTCGCCCGGCGGCGGAATTGTGAACGCAGCTGTCGGGCCGCGAGTTCTTCACGGATGGCCTGTTTGTACGTCCCACCACGCCTCTGTGGCGCGCCCCATATCTCGGCGTTTATCACACGAAAACGGTTAGCCAATTCGTTGCGGCGGGGGTCGTTGTTGGCAAGGGCTCTCCACTGCTGAGCTATATTTTTCTGATTCTTTTCGAGCTTTTCTATTTTGTGAAGGGTACTGATGATGTTTCTCCGGCGCGTAGGACTCATCGGGGGCTGAGCCCGACCCGTTCCAAAGTTCAAACGACGCACGGCGCTCATGAGTTGGTACTATCTAGGTGGAATTTCTTTTCGAGGTTGAGCATCCGGGTCACACGCGCCTTGGCCCGACGCAAGCGGTCGCACTCTTCAGCCGCCTCCTCCATCTCGAGCTCGATGCGCAGAGGCGCGATGAGCTGGCGGAGCTCGTCGGCACGGGTCTTGGCGGCCCGGACCTTGGGTGGGTTCTTCTTGTAGTCGGTCCAGGCCTTCTTGCACTCCCTGTGCTGCTCGAGGTAACACTCCATCTCACCCTTGTTGAGCTCGAGGTCGCACTCAAATTCAGCCATGGACGCCTCATGCGCCGCGAGCTTCTCCGCGTCGCTCAGACGGCCGTACCGACGAAGCGCCGCGGGCATGTAATCATCGCACGCCACGTGGAGACCCGCAGCCGTCCCGGGAAACTCATCACGGACCATGTCGAGCTCGCGGTGCGCCTCACCCTCAAAGTAGTCGAGAACCGACTGACGCGCCGAGGGCCACGGTGGGTAGTCCTCATAGTCGTCCTTGCGAGCGCGCCATTTGCAGCCGTCTGCACAGTACACGTAGCCGTTGGCGTCGAGCGCGAAGCACACGCCCCAGCCCATTGAGTAGATATCGTCGCGTCTCTTTAGCTTAGACATTAACCTCCTGGTAAATCATATGTACGAGATCCTCCCCGGTCTGTACTTGGCGTCCTTCAACGACGTCAGACAGAGGGGAGCGGAAGCCCAAGAGTACTTTATCATCAACTGTTCACGGGACTTGCCTATGCTCAGCCCCACCGGAGTCCGTCTGGCAATCGACGACGCGCCCCAAGAGAATGAGCGGATGCTCGGCTTTTTCCCACGTGCGACTCAGCTCATCCGCCGCAAGCTCCGCGAGGGAGACGAGGTCATCGTCCACTGTTGGGCCGGGCAGCAGCGCAGTGCGGCCGTCATGGCCGCGTACCTCATGAAGTACGCGCACATGTCAAAGGATCACGCCATGAGATTCATACGACGCCAGAAGCCGGACGCGTTCTCATGGGGTGCGACGTTCGACCCGGCCCTCGAGGACTGGGATAATAATATGGCCTGAAATTAATGACCAAGTGGCCCACCCGATACTTTGCGGGCCTGAGCCCGGCCATGAAGCGTCAGCGCGAGAAGGAGCTCTTGAAGCGCAGACGCACGGGCTCTTTCAAGTTGGGCCCGAGTAACGCGGCCGCCAAGCCCCGTCGGTCCCGGTGGACCGGCCTCTTTCACAAGGTTTACCCGGGTCTCAAGTTTAATAAAAATTTAATTTCAAAAAAAACTAAAATTCCTAAAAAGAACTTGAACACCGTCTATGACCGGGGGCGGCGCGCGTGGCAGACGGGTGGGTCCCGCCCGGGCATGACGGCCGACCAATGGGGTGTGGCCCGCGTATACAAATTTGTGATGGTTTCCAAGGGAAAGGCGCCCAAGGCCTGGTACGCCAAGCGGCCAGACCCTAACCAGAACCTACGTAGCCGCGCGCGGTCTTGACGCGTCTGGCTGAGCGCAGGGGTGAGGGTGAGCGGCCACGCTTCACCCTAAAGTTGGCGACCGGAACCCATCGCAGGTTGTTGAGCTCGCGCAGAACCCCAGCCATCAAGGCCTGCCCCCTACGCGCACGCGCCGCCGCGAATTTATTGCTCGCGTGGGCCAGAGCCGCCCTTTGCGCGTTTCTACGGTTGCCGGTGGCCCGCGCCTGTCGACGCGCATGCGTCTTGCGGGCGACGCTACGAGCACGCTCCAGTGCGTTTTTCACGTTGGCGTTCCCGTGCACATTCTTCAGGTTTCTAATCTTGTTGTTGATTTCGACCAGGCGCCACTGCCCTTCGTTATTACGAGACGCAATCTCTTCCCGCGCTATATTCAGGGCATTTTCCATGAGTGACGGCATGTTGATATAATATTCTCACTATAAAATAAATGCCCAATAAAGGCAACTATATGAACCTTGCGTTCGCAGCGGCTCAGCACGCCAACAATATCTATCAGCTACAGACCCGCCTGAATAACGCGTCGCCGGCCCAGGCGGAGAGCGTCATCAGATACTGGGGCGGGAAGATTGCGCGAGACTCGAACAATATCAATAGACGGGCGGAGCGTTTGGGACTCGCGGTGAACAGATATCGCAAGGGAACGCGTGAATATTACACCACGCTCGTCAACCTCGCGGTGAACAAGACGCGCAATTAGATGTGCGTCTCGAGGTACCTCAGGGCCCCGTGCGTATCCTTACGGGCCAGGAGCTCCTTGAGCCTGTTCATCTGGGCCATGAACTGCTTCGCTCCCACAGACTTTAGGTAGTTGTGCCAATAAGCCTCGGCCCAACTGACTTGCGCATTGTAAGCGACGGCATTAAACTTGACGTCGCTTGCAATCCGGACCGCCTTGCGGGCGTTGCGAAGGTATTCACGCTGGATAGAGGCGTTCATTTTTGGTACTAGGGTCATGAGGCACCGGGACCCTCACGGACCCACAACGTGCTTTTCACGAGTCCTCCTTGCGTCCCAAAAAATATTCATCGAGTTCCCGGACGAGACGAAGGCCCGGGCGCGTTAGGGCCACTTGCCCGTCACTTGTCATGCGCACGTCCTTGAACGGATCAAATTTGTTCCGTGTGAGAATTTCCCAACGTTCCTTGTACCGCCGGTTCTCAAACGAGCCGTGCCAGTGGTGCAGGATGGTCCCAGGGACCCACGAGATGCGCAGGCCCGTGCACATCCTTTGGTACTCTTCTAAAAGAGCCTTGTAGTTTGTGTGTATATTTCCAGGGGCGCTTTGAAGCGCGCGCCCGGCCAACGCCATGGCCATGTGCCGATCGCCAGATCCTAGGATCGCCCAATCGATGAGTCCATCCATCTGGGTCCAGGCCTGCTTCGTGCATGCCCACGCGTACCCCGGGTGCCAATGCCCGTACCGGTCGTTCGGGACCCACGGCGTCCCGCTCGCCTTGTGCATATAGGCGAAAGATTTGTCAATTTTTAGAGCTTCGCAATTCGGGCCGAAATTGACCGCCGTCTGCCACATCTGCACGACGTCCGCCGACGTGCCGAGCGCCTTGATCGTGTCTCTGACCCAATTGGCGTTCAGGAACGTGAGGTCGGCATCGACCCACGCCACATATTGCCAATCTGCGGGCAGTTGGTTAACCGCCAGGTTGATGAGGTTCTCCTTGAGCCATACTCTGTTCTGTGTGGGAAATTTCAGGTGGCGCCAAACTGGCAGGCAGGGCAGGGGACAAGGGCCGATGGCCTCGCTCACGACGACGCGGATGCCGCACCTCCACTTGAGCCAATCTACAAATTTTATAAAAAGTTCTCGGCGGCGCTTGAACCCACAAAAGTTAAAGTATGGTAGGACCACGTAGAGGATGGGCCTGGGTCGGAACAAGCAGCCCATCTACTTATTGCCAATTATTAATTTCATAGTCGGCCGAGTTGGCCATGAGGCACACCTCCCAGATCGAGCCGACGGTCGGGCACCAATCCACTGGGTCGGCCCGCCCCGGATTGAAGTGGACCGGGTGCCAGTTTGGCAGCCACCGGGCCGTCGTCAGGTTTGTGAGCGAGTCGTCAACGAATATGTGCGTATGGTGTTTGGCAAAGTTCGTATAGGCGGTCGCCTCGGGCTTGATCGGTGACTCGACTATGTTACTACCCGGGCACACCACGTAAACCTGATCACTTATGGCATGGGCCACCTCCCCGGCCCACTCGATAGGCGCGTTTGTGAATAGGGTCACGCGCCACCCATTCTTGGTCAGTTCGTGAATATCTTTGGCCTCTTGTTGAAACTGTGTGCTGCTCAGCACCTCCCACAGGCGGTCGAGTACAGGCCGGTCATACACCTCCTTGTTGAAATCGCTCGTGTCGATTCCGAAGCTGTTCTGTAGGCCCCGAGCCGTGTGACCGGCCGTGGAGTACAGGAGCTTGTTCGTATAGGCTGGGTCCTTGCACTCGGGCAACTTCTTGGCCACATAGCGAATACAGTTGTGCCGGACGTGGGCGAGCAGGCGGCGATCACGGATGAGGACGCCGTCGATGTCGAGCACGAGGGACTTGAACGCCATTTTCAATTTTAAGGGGGCGTCCTTTTAAAGCTGATGCGTGCTAAAAAACCAGAATGGCCCTCAATGTCACCAAGTTGGTTCCTCATGCAACTCTCCCTGCGCGCGCCACACCTGGTGCCGCTGGCTACGATCTCTTCAGTATTGACAACTACGTTGTGCTACCGGGCCGTCGGGTCGTCGTCTCGACCGGCATCTCCGTCTCTCTCCCCCCAGGATGCTACGGACGTATTGCACCTCGTTCTGGACTGGCCGTGAAGCACGGACTCGATACCCTCGCGGGCGTCATCGACCCGGACTATACGGGTGAGATCAAGGTGGTCCTCCAGAACTTGGACCCGACCCAACCGTTCGTGATTCGACCGGGGTACCGGATCGCCCAACTGATCCTTGAACAGTGCGTCACTCCCGAGGTTATCGAGGTGCCCAGTGAGTGCACCGCGCTCACGGGCCGAGGGGGCTCCGGTTTCGGTTCGACGGGCCTCAACTGATAAACACTAGAGGGCCTAAAAAGTCATGTACATTGCGTGTTGGGCAGGTGCCCTAAGCATAGTCAATAACTGTACGTGCTGTGCGGAGCGCAGGATGCTCTCGCGTCTGCGAGAAATCTCGCGGCGGCGTGGGAATTCTCCTGCCCAATTCTCAACATGGACCTATCGCAAGTACGGTGAGATTATCGTCACGCGGCTCCGGAGGGACGGACAACCGGGCACGTCCCTCCCGTGCATACTGTGCCGCAAGGCTCTCGACCGAATCCAAATCCCGTGGCGTGCACACGTTGGCGCCGCGTGGTTTTCCAGTAGGGACGACTGTGTGCCCGAGTCCAAACTTACCCAGAAACAAAAATCTAATTTTTCTCGAACTTCAGAAACTTTAAACAAAATTTAACAATTGTTTTTTTTCAAGAAAAGTTGGGAGGTGAGAACCCAAGGGGGTCTTAAGAAAAAAGAAGGAAGTCGTCCTTAAAAACTTCAGCCCTATTCTCAGTACGAATGAAGTGCATGATCGATTGGTGTCAGGAAGAGTCCGACTCGTGCTTTGGAGACAGGTGCCCGGACCACTTTCGTGAATGGCTCGCGACGCTCAGTCCGGCTGAAAAGGCCATAGCGCTCGGTCCGGAGCTCGGACTTCCCCAGGTCATCCACGACCTCCAGGCAGCGGAGGCTTCGGGGAAATTTATTTTCTTGGAACGTCCTAATGGAGACGTGTCCCAAATGTGCCAAGGTCTTTCAGCACAAGTACCCGTCCAAGGCCAAGGAAAAACTCGGAGCACACTTGGCCCGAAAAAATCCATGTGATAGTGAAGTGTACGTCATCGAACGCAAACCAAAGGATGATAAGCCCATACACGATATCGCGGCCCTCGATGCTTCGAGTGTCGCTCTAGATGACTATGTTGTGTTTACTCACGTCATATCACGGGTGTTCGATATTATGAACACATCTCGACCCTTTGCATGCATGCCGAACCTCGATCTGAATCACATTTGGTACATCTTCCAGGGAGGCCTTCGCCGCGCACCTCTCCAAGCGTTCGTAGATGTGTGGTTCCGCGTCGTATTTCTACCCAAGTGCCGACCCTATCTCGCGAATACATGGCCCCGATGGAACAGTTACTTTGACTTTGTTGAAAAGAATACAGGGTTTTACATGATGGATCGTCCGACCCTCGTGAGCTGGCGCCTATGGAAAAGATCCGAACTCTACAGGCGAACATGCGAGGCCATCCGCGGCCACTTGAGTCGACCGTCACGGTCCCAGAGAATCGACATGCGTCTGAAATTGTGCGAGTTTCCAGAAGGGACTGGTGAATTGGTGATGGAAAAAATAATCCAAACCTAATATAAATGTTCGTCTGCCCCAAGAAGATCCTGATGGCCCTGCTCTTCATGCTGCTGGCGGCCCCCGTGGCCTTCCAGGCGGTCCGCGCCGTGCTGGGCGGCTGGATCGCCACGGCCGAGGGTCTGCCCAAGGTGGGCGGCCTGGCCGTGCATGCCCTGGTCTTTATGGTGCTGAGCACACTGATCTGGCGCTACGTGCCGATCGGCCGTGCGTCGATGTTTGAGGGTGAAGAGGAGTTTGGCCGCCGCCGCCGCAATCGCCGCCCACCCCCGCCGGATGACGATGAGGAGGAGTTCGAGGACGATGAGGGTTTCATCCTCCGCCGCCGCCGCCGCAGCCGCTACGAGGACGAGGAGGCGGGCGCCGCTCCCACTGTCGTGGACATGCCACCCGGATTTTAAGCTGGTCCAATAATATGGCGGGTGGCATCTTTCCAGGAGCTCCTTTCACGTTCAACATCAAGTGCGTGATTTTCTCAGCAGCACTTGCGGGTGGCTATTGGTTCGCCCCCGCCAAGAACTATTTTGTTCTTTTCTTTCTGCTTTGGTTCCCGTACCTAGCCATGGCGTGGTACGACTATATGTACGATTGCCGCGACAAGCTCGGTCCGACCATCGTGCCCTTCGGACGATACATATGGCTGCCGTTCAAGCCGCAGCAGTACCAGGCTGATTTTAACAAAATGTCCGAGAGTCAGATTGGGGCCATGTCCCGGGTCGATCACCTGGTTGGATGGACCATAGTACTCTTGGTCCTGGCTTATAGTTTCAAGACTCTCTATAAATAGATGAAAAAGGTGGTATTCCAGGCGGTTGCCTGGGAGGGCCACGATACTGAAGACGACAAGTACGTCGTGAGGGCCTATGGACGCACGGCTGACGGGAGATCCGTCGCCGCATCCACATTCTTCGAGCCGTACTTTTTCGCCAAGACTGGCTACCGGACCCCAGAGGTTCGACACGCGCGCATAGAGACGGTCCTGGCCAAGGATCTTTGGGGATTCCAAAATGGTGAAAAGTCTCGATTTTACAAGTTTACGTTCAAGACGCACAAGGCTCTACGTAGCGCCGCGTGGGTCCTCGAGCGCGATCACTGGCGCGTCTACGAGGCGAACATAGACCCGGTCCTGCGCTTCATGCACGTCTCGGGATGCACGAGCACTGGCTGGATAGAGGTCGAGCACGACGCCGAGGAGATGGACACCCGCTGTGACCTCAATATCCAGACTGAAAAGTTCGTTCCCGTGACCGATCGTGACGGGATCGCCCCTCTTAAGATCATGTCCTTTGACCTGGAGTGTTACTCGAGTACCGGAGCCTTCCCCAACCCGACCAACGCCGGTGACGTCGTATTTCAGATTGGCATGACGACGCAGGAGTTTGGTCGGTCAGAATCTCCGATTCTGCGCAAGTGCCTGTGTCTGAAGCAGACGGACGGGGCTGACTGTGAAAGCTTTGGGTCGGAGCGGGAACTCATCGAGCGCTTCGGTGAGTACCTCGCTGAGACGGACCCGGATATCATCACCGGCTGGAACATCTTCGGGTTCGATCTCGAATACCTGTACAAGCGCGCGACGCGCAACGGGGTCGAGACGCTCTGGGGCCGCAGGTCTGACGTGCCGTCCGAGCTCGTCATCAAGAATCTCTCGAGCAGCGCCCTCGGTAACAACGAGCTGAAGATGGTGCCGATGATTGGCCGGTACGTATTCGACCTCTTCCAGGACATTAAGCGCGAGCACAAGCTCGAATCATACTCGCTGAACAACGTGTCCAAGCACTTTCTGAACGATCAGAAGAATGATATGCCAGTCAAGGAGATTTTCAGCCGTTTTGCCGAGGGTGACCCGGCACGCCTAGGTGAGGTCGCACAGTACTGTCTGAAGGACACGGAGTTGCCGCACGCCATCATGGCCAAGGTTTGCCAGATACAGAACCTCGTTGAGATGGCCAAGGCGTGCTGGGTCCCTTTGGCATTTCTGAGTGAGCGCGGTCAGCAGATCAAGGTGTTTAGCCAGATGGCCTACAAGGCCCGACAGCTCGGGTTCCTGATCCCGACATTCAGGCGGCAGGGACCGAGCGCCGACGACAAGTACGAGGGTGCGACCGTCCTTGACGCACAGACGGGTGCGTATTACGGCCCCATCACGGCCCTCGACTTTGCGAGCCTGTATCCGAGCATCATGGTCGCTCACAACCTGTGCTATTCGACGCTCGTCATGGACCCAAAGTACGACAACCTTCCCGGCGTCGAGTACGAGACGTTCGGGCCCCACAAGTTTGCCCAAGGGGTCACGTCCCTCCTCCCCACGATTCTGACTGACCTCAAGGCTTTCCGCAAAAAGGCCAAGAAGCTCATGGCCGCGGCCGAGGGCACACCCATGGAGGCGGTCTACAACGGCCAGCAGCTCGCCTATAAGATTAGCATGAACAGCATCTACGGATTCACGGGCGCGTCCAAGGGTATGCTCCCGTGCGTGCCGATCGCGTCGACCGTGACCATGCGGGGTCGTCAGATGATCGAAGAGACGAAGAACTACGTAGAGGCGAACTTCCCGGGAGCCAATGTGAGGTATGGGGATACCGACTCCGTGATGGTCGAGTTTGACGTACAGGGCCGGAAGGGTCAGGATGCGATAGACTACTCGTGGATCCAGGGTGAGATTGCGGCCGAGGCGTGCACGAAGCTCTTCAAGGCCCCGAACGATCTGGAACTCGAGAAGGTTTACTGTCCGTACTTTTTGTACTCGAAAAAGCGCTACGCGGCCAAGATGTATGAAGGGGTGTCGGACAGGGATGGGAGACCCGTCCTGAAAGAGGATGGGACCCGTCTCGTCAAGTTCAAAAAGATTGACGTCAAGGGGCTGCAGGTGGTCCGGCGTGACAGCTGTCCGTACGTCCGCGAGACTCTCAAGAGCCTGCTTGGAATGATCCTCGACTCCGATGATCCACGGCCAGTCATACAGTTTGCACGCGAGGCGTCGGCTGACCTCGTGGCGGGTAAGATTCCCATGGAGAAGCTCATGATGAGCAAGCAGCTCGCCAGTGAATACAAGGTGGCGATGCCTCACGTGGCGGTCCGTGACAAGATCAAGGCGCGCTCACCCGGCTCGGAGCCACAGCAGGGTGATCGTGTCCCTTTTGTGGTGGCTCTGATGCCCAGAAACGGCAAGCTAACGGAAAAGGCTGAAGATCCCACGTGGGTCAGGGAACAGGGCGTCCCGCTCGACTACCAGTACTATTTCACGAACCAGCTCAAAAAGCCCGTGTGTGATCTCTTGGAGCCTCTGGTCGGTTCGGACCCCGAAAGGACGATCTTTGCGGCGGCCACGGCCGGGAACAAAAAGGGCACATTCGATCCCAAGATGCGCACACTCGATGCGTATTTTAAGAAGCCCATCGCCAAGTAATCAAGGCGCCACCACATGGAGCAACAGATCATGGCCATTCTCGAGAATGAGGTCAATAGGCGCGTGAGCGAGCGTCTGAGCAACGTCGTGCAGCACGTGTCCCGAACGTACCGGCTACCATTTGAAAAGCTCATGAAGGATGTGGCTTGTATGGAGGTCAAGACGGACCAATGTCTGGGCCTGGTGGGCAAGGGCACGCGGTGTACACGTCACGCGCGGATAGACGGGTACTGCAAGATGCATCAGGATCAAAAGCCGGTCATCGCGATGCGCCCCCTCGAGGCCGATGTTCCACAGGGCCCGCAGCACACGCACACCCTCCCGCCCATGTACTTGGCAGGATGCCCTGCGTGTGAAAAGGTCAAGACAGTTAAACATTTAGAGTTCTTCTAAATTAATGAGCAAGTCGGACTTGTTGCTCGAGTCCCTCACGCGCTTCTACGAGGACCCGGTCAACGCCCGACGGCTGCACGACATCCTCACGACTAAAAGTCAAGGTATTTCTTTGCGTAATTTGGAGTGGTTCATCACCAATTACGCCAAGAATAGACACGTCACGTACACGACTCCGGCCGGGCGTGCGTTCACCGTCCACGTGGCCTACAAGTCGAGTCTCGACGGATACTCGAAAAAGCTCTTCGATCCCTTTTGTCGGACCGAGCGCATACAGTTTCAGGGCCTGACGACGACCGTCGCCCAGCTCAACTTCATCAAGTGGTGCTTGACCAATGGCATCATAGACTACATGACTACAAATAAGCCATACGAGCAAAGCCACCCTGGAACTCCAGAACCGAGTATCCATAATAGAACAGATACAACGCGTACTGTGTGATGGTCGCCGCAAGCTCTGGCAAAAACTTGAGCGTCAGGTTTGACGTTTGAGAATTCAACTTTGAAAAATCAATGTAACCACCCTGGTTGTATTCAGTCACATTTAGACCGAATGAATACAGATAGATATTCTTTTGGGGCACGGACAGACCGTGCTCCATGGGCTGAATGAACGAGCAATACGTGCCGTTGGCGAACGTGTCAAGGATGTCGACGTTATTCATGGTAATCTTCACGGTCTCGATCGAGTCGATGTACTGAGCCTGACCAGTCGGGAATGACAGGGGAACTGCAGCCGTGATGTACTGTGACGCGTACCCGTACAGATAACGCACGTCGTAAAAGTTGGAATTTTGGGTCCCTTCATAATTTTTGTTGCGGATGAACCAAGCCAAGAGCTGCACGGGGAAGTTGGCGGTGAGCGTGGCTGTCACAGCCCCCTGATTGTACTCGGCCGTGGACTCTTTCTTTATTGTCGGAACGATGTAGCGCAGGGGCTGGTTGCGATAGTACAGGCGCTCGGCATCCGTGAGACGCACGGACTCTAGGACGATGTACGGATTGATGAGGTCAATGGTGCCCGGTGCGTTTGTGAACCAGGTCTGCGGCCTGAACGTGAAGCGGATGTAAATCTTCTGGGCCCACATGGCGCATACTGGAAAGTAGGGGCGGCGGAGCCTCTCACGCGCCTTGTTCTCGTGACTGTGCCGGCGACAAAAGAAGAATTCCAGTGGGATGAGGAGGTTGAGGGGGGTCGAGGGTGTCAGGTTCTGATTCGCCTGGCCACCATTCACGAGGTTCAGCATTCCAACCTGTTCGTCATAGTCGAGGAATGTCTGATCTCTGATCACGAGCCAATCATCATATATGGTTTCTATGACAGTCTCGTTTACGATAAACTCCACCTTTTCAATGAGGGCCCGGCCAATCTGGTTCGTGTAGGCAGAGCCCGCGCTCAGGGCTGGTAGGGTCACCTGCAGGTGCATGTTTGAAAAGAGATCGCCGAGTTCTGTTGGTCGGAGTTCGACCACCGCGACACCCGGTTCCGTGCGTCGGATGAAGGTTGTGCCAGGCACGGGGACGCGCTGTTGATACACGACGGACAGTGAATATTGCTTGTAAGATGGTGTCCACGCACCCTGTGTAAAGTCGGTCGTGTCCGCGATGAGTTTCTCCTGAGGCCCGATGGCGTCGAGTGCCAGGACGCCACCCGCACTGAAACCAAGCCGACTCTTCTCCGTCAGATTATTGTCGTTGAGCATGACGTGACCCGGTGGTTCCGCATCGAGGTCCCTGAGATCCACTGGAAATCTGGGAAAGTTGTCGTCGTCAAGCGGCGGCAAGGTGAGAATCTGCGGGGGTGCGAGATTCAGGGGCTGAGGGATGAATCCGACGGTCGTGACCGGTGCGGCGAGGATGGCCTGGTTTTGGACCCGTGTGCCACCGGGTGGCGAGTTTGTAGGCAGGGGGGCGAGGGGCGGCACGGGTGAAGTGATGATGGTCCCCATGTACTTCGTGACGGGCGTCGGGTCACCTGGATATTTGGGTCGTGGCCAAATACCGGGCACGGACTGGAACGCCCGGACCTGTAGGACCGGCGCCACGCCCGGGAGATTCGTGAGGAGCCACCCCTTTTTGAGTCCCGGTGGGAAGGGGGTCGTCGCGTAGAAATACACTTTATAATTCGAAACAAAGTACGTGCCGTCCATCGAGTACACGGGTGGCGCGTTCGAGAAGGGCGCCGATGACAGCGTCACGGTCGAGACGGGCACTATCCCTTGGATGGTCTGGGCCTTGTCCGCCTGGAAATCAAAACTTCCGTTATAGGCGCCATATGTCTGATGGGATCCCCGAAATGGCAGAACGGTCGTCACCAGAGCGTTTCCTATGATGCCTGGAAGATTCAAGAGCTGGGCACCCGTCTTGAGCTCGGGTGGAAGCGTCGTCGTCACGTAGAACGTCGCCGTCATCTCATCCTTGATGGCGTAAAATCCACTCACGGTGGCCATCCCTACACTAGAAGTTTATAAAAATCGTAGAAAATTAGCGGAAGCGTAATGAGTAACTGGTGCATAGCGCCGTTTATATATGTTCCGTGCAGGGCCGCCGTATCACTTGGTGAATAGTCAACGAGTTCTTTTTCGGCAAATGTGAGAAAACATCCATCGATACAGAACCACAAGACGAACACCCCCGTCGCGAGTAAAAGATGGTACCTAATAAACCTATCAGTAGTTAAGAATGCTCCTATAATAATTATCATAATAACAAGATGGTGTAGGAATAGCACGAGACGGGCCCCTATTCCTAGATCATGGTTACGATGGACGTGATTTATACTCGCGGCAGTTGTGTTTATTGCCATAAGTACCATCAATTTCTGGAGGGTCCAGTCCATACTTATGTATTGTCTAGAGTAATGACTAAAGTGTACTGCCGCGCCTAAAGAATAAAACCCCAATTAGAGTATGGCGGACCCGATCCTCGTTCCCACAAATAGTCGATTCACCGTATTCCCCATCAAGTATCCGGACCTATGGGCACTGTACAAGAAGGCGGTCGGGTCCTTCTGGACGGCCGAGGAGATCGACCTAGGGGCTGACGTCACGGATTGGTCGGCCCTCACAGACCCAGAGCGCCACTTCATCAAGATGGTCCTCGCATTCTTTGCGGCCAGCGACGGTATCGTCATGGAAAACATAAATCTGAACTTTGGGACCGAGGTGCAGATTGCCGAGGCCAGGGCGTTCTACGCGTATCAGTCTTTCAACGAGTCGATCCACGGTGAGACGTACAGCCTCATGATTGACAAGTTGGTCGAGGACAAGGCTGAAAAGGATTCGCTCTTCCGCGCCATAGAGACTGTGCCCGCCGTGAAACGCAAGGCGGAATGGGCTCTGGAATGGATGGGGAGTGGGCCCACGGGGACCGGGGCCAAGAGTTTTGCACAGCGCCTTGTGGCGTTCGCCTGCATGGAGGGTATATTCTTCTCGGGATCTTTCTGTTCCATCTTTTGGCTCAAGAAGCGGGGCGTTTTGCCTGGCCTGTGTTTCAGCAACGAGCTGATCAGCCGTGACGAGGGACTGCACCTGGAGTTTGCGGTGGCTCTGTATCACCACTTGGAGGACAAGTCCGCACCCGTGGCAGATATCGTGAGGGGGGCCGTGGCCATCGAGGAGAGTTTCATTACGGAGGCGCTTCCATGCAAGCTGATAGGCATGGATGCCGAACAAATGAAACAGTACATTAGGTACGTGGCTGACCGGCTGCTGAAGCAGCTCGGGCACCAGCCCATCTACGGGGCCGAAAACCCCTTTGCGTGGATGGAGACCATCTCACTCGAGGGAAAGACGAATTTTTTCGAGAAACGAGTCGGGGACTATTCAAAGCGAATGGTCGAGGCTGGTGACTCTGTGCGGTTCGATGAGGAGTTCTAGCGGGTCCGTAGGACCCGTGCCCCAGGTCCAGGACCTAGTACATCGAGCTGTAGCCGACGAACTCATCCTCCGCATACTTGGACACGGTCGTGATGGGCGCGGCGCCCGGAGCGACGACGGCCGGCGCCGCCATCGTGGAGGCGGCCGCGGCCGCCTTTGCAGCCCGGGCAGCGGTCACGCGAGCCTTATCAGCGGCGATGCGCTGCTGCGCGTTGGCCAGATCAGCCTCGGCCTGGAGGTCCGCGAACTCGTCTTCACCCTCATACTCCTCACCATCCTCATACTCCTCACCCTCCTCGTAGTCCTCAGCCTCAGCCTCGTAGCCCGACGCGCGCATCAGGGCCTTGGGCAGGAAGATGGCCAGAGCCACGAAGACGGCGGCGTGCAGGACCAGGCCGGCCGGCGTGGCCAGACCATCGGCGCTGGCGACCCACGAGCCCAGAACCTTGCGGACGATCTTGAAAGTGGCCGGGTTGGCGACGAGGAAAAAGACAACCATAAAGATCAGAATCTTGGTCCACATTTTAATAGATACTGGGAAAAAAGTTTCAGCTCCGAAGCTTCATCAACCCAAAGACGAGCAGGAGGAAGACGAGCGTGTGCAGGAAGAGACCCGCGGGCGTCGGGCAGCCAGCCGGTCCTGCGACCCAGTCACCCAGAATCTTGCTGACGAGCTTGAACGTCTCCGGGTTCGCCACGAAGAAGAACACAAGAGCCGAGTACGCCGCGTACTTGAACTTGACCGTGTCACTCTTCTTGGCGCCCCCACAGCCGCAACCGCAATCGAGCTTGGGCTCGAAACCCATGCTGGCCATTTACTATTACTTGAGGAAATTTATAGACCGTAGAATCTGGCTATTCTATTGGCGTTCTGTTGATTTCTTTCGTTGACAATCGTTAGATAATTCTTAAGGTTACTACCAGTCAGTTTACCAGTGGTATTCACGGGACCACTCGGGACGCTCGTGTCATTTTTAATATTCTTCCACCTGTTGACTAATTTAATCAATGTAGGTCCGTTATTGAAGAACGCCAGTGCGACCGCATCCGCGTCCTCGGGCCCCAACCCTTTGGTCATAAAGAATTCATGAAGTTGGCGGAAACCTAGACCTGTCGGTGGCGCCCCTCTACGGGCCTTGCCGACCGCACGCATCTTTTCCTCGAGAGTCTTTCCGGGTGCGTTAGTCCATTTGCTGAATAAATTTTCTAGTAAAATCTGTTGTTGCCGCGTCCCAGATGATGGGGCGGCCGCCAGCGCCTCTTTCCGGTTCGCCATCGCCTTGAGCGCCTTGGCGGTGTTCACCGCCGTTCTGAAATTCTTGCGCGCTTTTTGTCCTTTCCAAACCGCCGCAATTTTAGTAGCCGCGGCCATCGCCTTGATATTAGGCCCGCCCCCCGCGCCACCACCGACGGGGGGCCCGAGTTCCTATGGACCCGGGAGTTTATTGAGTTTTTCAAGCAGAGTCGATATTTGTTCGTTAGTCAAAGTCCCGGACTGCCAAAGTTTCACGAGATTGGCATTTTTCTGTACCGTGGTGTTATTCATTCTTGCCCGGAATTTCGCCAAGTCGTTGACGATCTTGAGTTTTTTATTATATGCTGTTCTATTTTTTTCATCGAGCTTATTGCGAGCATTACTCATTCGAGATCTAAGCACCTCGATGGATTCCGGTTTGGCGTAATTTTTTACCTTGATATATTGCTGATAAGAATTTTCAAATTCTTTCTTTGCAATGTTCGCCGCTTTTTTTGAACGCCACATGGCCGGGTCGAGCACGGCGTTGATGAGCGGCACCAAACGGGCCTTGCGTTTGTTTCGATTGCGTTCCGTCGGTGCAAGCCGTGACAGCGCCGCATTCAGGTTGGCCTTCGTGATCTTACTATTCATAGGTTCTAGCTTATTTATAATAGCATTATTCGTCATCTTCGGGCGCCCCAGAAGATTGAAACCCGTCAGAACATACATTTTCTTTATGTAATCATTAGCTCGTGCATTAGAAATAGCTCGTGCGGTTTCGGCGCTAGCCCGCGCCTGCGCAAGTGCGGCGGCGTTCGCATTCGCAGCCGCCTTGGTCTTCGCATTCGCAGCCGCCTTGGCCTTTGCGTTTGCAACCGCCTTGGCCTTTGCGTTTGCAGCCGCCTTGGCGTTCGCACGCGCCTTTCGACGTTTAGGATAGTTCCGAGCAAATTTAAATGCCGCGACTAATATATTCCGCGCCGTCTGACGGGGTTTAGCATTGGCCATGTTGCTCACCGCTACCGCGATGGCATTCTTTGCACTCGACCCATCAGCCGTGACGGGCGCATTAGGAACCCGTACGTTCTTGATCTTCTGATATGCGCGTATAGCCACTACGGCGGTATTGGTCGCAGTGTGAAGGGCGTTCGGTGCTGCGTTTTTGTTCAAAATTTTCTGCACGAGGACCCTGAACGCATTCATGGCCGCATTTTGGGCCTTTGATAAATTCACGGGGGAGGGCCCCGACATCTTACCATGGGCCGCGAAAAAAAGTCCTGTGTCCACGAGTAGGGTCTAAAGACACGAGACCATAGTACAGTAGAGAAGCACACATGGCGCTCAACATCATCAAGCTTACCGACCTTCAGCTGTCCGACATCAAGTTCTCGGACGTCCGCAAGAACGCCAAGGGCGGCAAGGCGGTATACCTCAACCACGTGGCGGGTGGCAAGCTCATGCTGAAGCTGCCGAGCCTGCGCGCCCCCTTCGGTCTGAGCACCTTTGCTGGTGACGACGGCAAGGTGACCAGCACCAGCCTGCCCCTGAGCGTGGACAACCCGCAGGCGGCTGCTAAGCTCGACGAGATCAACAAGGCGGTCCTGGACTTTGTGTTTGACCACTGTGAGGAGCTCATGGGCAAGAAGATGAGCCGCGAGACCCTGACCGAGATGTACAAGAGCCCCTTCAAGCCGGCGAACAAGGAGGGCTACGCACCCCTACTCAACCTCAAGGTGATCACTGACCTGAACACCGGTGCCATCAAGACCGAGTCGTACGACAGTACCGGCACTGACGTGCCCCTGGACTCGCTCGAGAAGGGTCAGAACGTCACGACCCTCGTGGAGCTCAGCCAGATCTGGCGCACCCCCGCGGGCTTTGGCGCCACCTTCCGTGTCCACCAGGTCAAGTTTGCCGCGGCCAACAAGCTGCCGAGCCGTGCGCTGGTCGACGACGACGAGCAGAGCGTGCACACCGAGGAGGAGGCCTCCGACGAGGAGTGACTAGGCAAGCGCCCCCCGATACCGGACTTTGACATTGACGTGTAATTTAGAAAAATGTTTGTTAAAATTAATGGAGAACTGGATGCGCGACCCGCGTCTGTTCCAGCTCAACCCCGTGCCCGGGGGTGGGAAGGTGGTCTACCACCGCAGCCCCTCCGGTCGCAAGGTGACTCGCAACGTCCCAAACACAATTTTGACCAAAAGAAATGCGGTGCGTTTTCTTCAGGAGACGGGTGGACGGGGTCAGCCGCGTGCCCGGGGGGCCACAACTGGGACCGCCAGGCCTATGTTCATAGTCCGTAAAAATGGCACGCGCATTCCAGTCAAGCCCGCCCTACCCCCACTCGCCTTGGACTGTGGGGCCCTCAAGCACCTCAAGGGTTTCCGGAAGATTGGGGCGGGCCGCCAAGGTGTGATCTACGCGGCCGAAATGCGCCCCAATTACATGACTCCGGAAGTGGCCATAAAGGTGGCGCCATTTGACAAGTCGGCCGAGCGTCGCAGGGAGCCCCAACCGGCCCTGATCGAGTATAATATCCATCGGGCCGCACAGATTGTAGCATGGGGTGGCGTGGTCCGACTCATGAGCACGCTCCAGAATTGTAGAGATTTCGCACCCCCGGGAGACATGTCGAACATCAACAGCGCAGGCAACCGTGATGTCCATAGACAGGCTGTCATATTTATGGAGCGGGCAGACGGTGGTACCATGAAGCAGTGGTTGCGCGACCCTAAGCGCACGGACAAGGAGGTCTTGGATGCCATTCACACCATCCTCGTCACGCTTCACAGGATACTCAAGACGCATCCCGAATTTCGCCACAACGACCTGCACCTCGACAACATCCTGATGTTCAAGAAAGTACCCAAGATTGCCGACTTTGGCTGGGCCCGTATCAAAAAGACGGGCACCAACCCCGCCGTAAATACGGCTCTTGCGAACGGTACGGCCGCACGTTTCGGTATAGGTCCCGATACTGACGCCCGGTACGACAGTCATCTCTTTCTAAACGAGATCCGCCGCCACATCACGGCGGCTAAATTTCCGCGGGCCTGGCAATTCCTGAGCCGGGCCGTCCCCGTGGGATACAGAGAGTTCCGCGACACGTATACCATCGACGGTCGCCTCAAGTACGGCACGACCTTCCCCGACCTGCCGACACTCGATCAGCTTTTGAAGGATCCGATCATGAAGGTGGCGACGAACACGCTCAACCGCCGCAAGACGCCAAGTCCGCCGCGTCCGCCACCGGCCGCTACGAGTCCGGCCCGTCCGCCCCGCCCCGCCCCCAAGGCGCGTAGCTTGAGCCCCAAGAAGAATTATACGAATGAAGAATTCCTCACAATGACGCCCCGTCAGTTTCTCAAACTCTCACCCGCCACGCGTGCACGGGCCGCGGTGGTCCGTCGCAAGAATAAGGTGGCCGTACCCCGAGTCATCAATGCGCCAGTGCCCGCAGTCAACAACGCCACGGCCAGACGTCGGCCGAGCCCCAAGCGCGCACCGACCAAGCCCACGGTGCGTATAAGTCCGCGTGTTCTCCGGTCGAACAAGTTTAATCGCCTCGTGACCAGCCTACTGAACTCGAACGCCTCTCGGCCTTATCAGAATCGGCGCAACACGGCATGGGCAAAGGCGTTGAAGATCATAGAGGAGCGTGTGGCGACGGGCAAGGCGCCTTTCAGTCCGAGCCCCGTGAGGCTCCCTAGCCCCGTGAGCCCGATCGGGCCACCCCCTGTGCGCAGGAGCCCGGCGGGCGTCATCAAGAGCGCCGGTTCAGGGCGTTTCAAGGTTCCTGGACCGTCCGGGCGCCTCGTCTATGCCGACGGCTCGTCAGTCAGTATGAACTTCCTGAAGGGTCTGGCGGCTCGCAAGGGTGTCAACACCAAGGGTCTGCGCTCCAAGGATGCCATCGCCAAGGCAATTTTTAATCGAGCGAATAAGTAAATGAAGAACCTCATCAAGACGGGCTTTGGCCTTGGTGTGGGTCTGATTGGTGCCCAGATGATCTTTCTGCTTTTGGGCGCTGTGTTTTTCTTTTGGGGACTTTTGGAGCGTGAAAAGGCGCGCAAGAATGGCACGAGCCTCACTATGCCCTACGCGCTCATGATCCTCGGCATGGTCCTAGGTCTGGGTCTCGGTTTTGGTGTCGTGGCCGAGGGCCTCACCAACAACTTCTAGAGTCGGAACGCGGCGATGCCGAGAGCGAGCAGGAAGGTGTGCCAGAGCGAGTCGACCGGGCGCAGGGCCGGGATGTAGCGGACGAGCGCCTCGTTCCACAGGAAACGAAGCAGAAACGTCCAAACGAAAACAAAAATAATAAACGTCACGAGGGCCATGACGCGCTCGCGGGTGTCACGTGCGTTAATAATGGTCAGCATTTACAAGGGTCCGAGAAAAAATACCGGCACCTTGTAAGATGGTCGCCAAGGATTCGACGAGCAAGTGGGCCCTGCCCAAGTCGGGTTCGGAGCGCGAATACACGTGGGATCCCTGGGGGCGTACAGGTGTGACTCACGACAATTGTTACGACTATGCGTTCGGGAGCTTTAGCAATAATCGCGTGACCAAGAGCGTACCGGGCGCCTCGAAGAACATATCGTCCAACAACCTGACGTTCCGTACATGTGATGGGATTGTGAAACGCGTGCTCGCCGATAATCCCGGCAAGGTTTTCCACATGAAGAACCCAAACGCGCGCGCCCGCCCGGGTTTCTTCAAAGTGATGTGCTTCGTCGCCCCGAGCAACGACTTTGGCAACTCGACGGGCGACTTTCACTGGTACGTGCAGATGGGCAGCATCCGGTACAAGACTGTGCCCGGCGACACGGTCGAGGGTCTGGCCAAGCTCTTCCACGTCAGGTCGGCCGTCATACGAGCGGCGGCGGCGCGGACCCGACGCCCCCTGACAAACTCGGACGGTAAGATTGCGACAAATAATACAAACGTCAAGCGACCTGCCACAAAGGTGGGCACGCGTCTGACACCCGGGCGCATCCTTCGCTTCCCGGCCAACCTCTGGGCCCACAAGCAGGGGCACGCATCCGGACCGCTTCTGATCGACGCGTCCGGAAAGACCATCGTCGATCCGAGAAAATCGAATCGCAAGTGGCACCCTGGATTCCACTACACAAAGTTCTGCGCGGCATACCAGGTGCAGCGCGGGGCGGTCCGTACGGGCAACAATAGAAACGGAAACGCCGTGAAGAATGTGAACAGCCCCCTGAAAGTGTCTGTGAGGAACGCGCAAAATGTCGCGCGCCAAGTCAACAACTCTAAACGGTAGGGGCCCCTAATGATCGAAGAATCTCGTGAATGTCTTCACTCTCGTCGACATCAAAGACTATGTTCAAGATGGTGTCGACCTCCATGTCGAGGACCCGGGCGTCGATCCCAAACTCCGCCTGAATCCCGTGAGTATTTGAAGTCAGATACTGATGAGATTCAACTGTACCATCGGCAACCTTTTGAAGTGATATGGTGACCCTATACATGGGCAGGTCGAACGGTACACGGCACATGGGGCAGGTCGGGGAGCCTCGACACGTGCGTTTCCAGCGGTCTATGCACTTGTGATGGAACTCGTGCCCACAGGGGAGCTCCCGCGTGTTGCGGAGCAGCCCTGAAAAGCAGACGGCGCACTGCTTGTCGGTGCAGTGGACCCGGCAAGTCTCCACGCCAGCCTTTACTTTGTTCTTACATTTGTGGCCGGTCGTGGTGGTTCCGCTACACCGCCCTTCCATAGAAGTTCCCGAGTTTTTAGTTGGGCCGTCTTGCGGCACGTTGAGCGCGGGCCACCTCGCCCTCGAGGGTCTTTATCGCGTCACGGTACTTTTCGCGTATATTTTCCTCGACATGCTTTTTAAAAATAATGATGGGGTCGGCGTCCTGTTCAGTCTTGCACAGTGGGCACTCGTCTGAAGTTTCAAACCACGTGAAGATGCACTTGGTGTGGAACACGTGCTTGCACGAGAGGCGACGCTGACCACCCTTGGAAATCTCTTCAAGACACACGACACACGTCTTGGAAAGGTGGGCAGAACACTTGCCCTCCTGGACCGCTGCGTTTTTGCACTTGGTGCCCCCGACCGTCACGGACGAGCATCGCTGAACGTTCATTATGAGATAGAATCGTTAAAATTTTGGCGTGAATTTCCTCGGGCGAGTCTGAAGCGTTGAGGACGTGTACGACACAGGGCACCTTCATAATGAGTTGCTTGTATAGAACATCGAGTTCCTTGAGATACTCGAGCGTCACGTGCGTGTCGCCAGTCTGGCCCCGCGTCTGGATCGCCCTGTGGCACTCCTCTGGCGTCTTGCTGAGGAAGATGTACAAGTCTGGCTGCCACGAATGCCTTTCGTAAAAATATTCATAAGTTTTCGAATTACTGGCGAGCCCCTTGGCCTTGGCCCACTCCCAAAAGACCCACCGCGAACTGAGTAAGCTGCGTTCGTAGATGGCCGACCCTCTGGGCCTAAGGGTCCGCAGGATCGCCATGTGCAACGGGAACGCCCCAGTCTTGGGATCCTGGTAAAACTCTTCTAGGGGCCACTCGTCTATCGGTTCGCGGAACACGAGAAACCCTTTTTGCTCCAGGAGGCCGAGCTGGGTCGTCTTCCCCGACCCGATGTTGCCATCGATGACAACCTTCATAATTTATTAAACGTTCAAAACCTCTAAGTGTTCTTGGCGAACGGGAGGGGAGCGCCGCAAGCCGCGTTGCGCAGGGGCAGGCGAAGGGCGTCCACGCCACCATTCTGCAGGTACATGCGGTACTTGAAGTTGTCCTGGTAAGCGATGCCATTCTTCATCATGATATAGTCGTTGACCAGTTTGGAAGAATCGTACGAGGTAAGGCAGCGGCCGTCACCCATGCCCAGACGAGTAGACATTTACTTTGACCGGAGAAAAAAGCTACCACGCCTCGATTCCCTTGGCCTGAAGCACGGGGACCCAGTCCAGGAACGTGTGGCCCATGATGACCCCGAACGTGTCCTTTTTCTCAGAGGGTGAGAGCCTCACGCTCTGATCGAGGTTGGCGTTAAGCGTCTTGTAGGCCAGCGCAATCTCCTCGAGCGTCTGAGCCCCCGTCACGATAATCTTACCTGTCGAGAAGATGCTGGCCGTCACCTGTTTGGTGCCTGGCCGCGGCTCGAACTTGACCTTGACCGCACTGTACCGGTCTGGGTCGAACGAGACGCGGAACTCGGGCCGGTCTGCAAAGCGCTGAATCACCTTGTTCAGGTTCACCGAAGAATTCAAAGAAAAGTTTGTGTTGATCATCTTGACTGCGACCGAGTCCACGAGCTGCTCGGGCTCAATCTCCGTGCCGATCGTCTTGTTCACGATAAAGCACAGTTGGCGCATGATCCGGCGACAGTCAAAGAGGTCGGCACAACCCGCCACCTGCACGGATCCGTTGGGAAAGATCTTGATACTCTTTTGCGAGTACTGATCTTTGTACCCGATGGTCACCTGGTTGTAGAATGTAGTCTTTTTTATGGTCCACTCGAACCCCTTGGCGGTTGAACCCTTGGGGCGTACGTGCACGGGCGTGAACTTTTCCCGAAACGCCGCAAGGTCAATATCCTGACCTAATTTTGCAATCATTGTTATTGTTGTGATCCGGACCCACGAGCTCGTGGGGCACGCATCCTTGAACTTGGCCAGCGTGAGGATGTACCTGAAGGTGTCAGCCATTTCGTTTTACTTGGTGAGGGGTCCTTGCCCCCCCGGGTCCTGTACACAAGACCCTAATTTTTCCGGAGGAGGTGACGTGTAATCTTGCTGACAATCTGTTTCTTCGTCAGTTTCTTCTCCTTATTCTCCTTGTTGGGCAGCTTCTTCACGAGGTTCTCCTTGGAGCCCAGGTACTCGATCAGCTTCTTGATCTCCTTGACGCGAGGAGGCTTCGGCTTCGGCTCAGCCTTCTTGGCCTTGGAGCGCCGACGCTTCTTCAGCTTGGGCACGGCGTTCGCCACCTTGAGCGCGTTGTTCGCGCCGCCCAGCTGCAAGACGATCTTGACATTCTTGGCGTTGGCGCCAGCCGCAACCGCCGCGTTAGGATTGTTCCCGACGCTCTTGAGGATATTGGCCGTCTTGACCACGTTCGTCACACCGCCCGCATTCTCCACAAGGTTCAGAGCCTTGTTCGCCCCGCCGGCATTGAGCACGGCCGTCGCCTCGGCCGGGGGCAGCACGTTCTCGATGGGCGCCATGATCGGCATGGGCGGAATCTGGGGCATCGGACGCGGCACGGCACCGAACTGGGGCTGGTTCGGTGGGGCCTCGAACGTCGGCCGGAGGTTGCCAAAACCCGAGGGGCGCGGCTGGTTCGGGATGTACGGGATGCCACGGGACAGGGGTGCGAGACCACGGGACGCGCGGTTGGCGTTGAGCAGCCGACGCTTGTTGTTCTGCTCGCGGCGCATTCTCTCCATGATCTGGCGTTCAGCACCCGCGATGTTCGCGTTGACATTCAATCCCGATGCGTTCGCGCGCAGTTGGCGAAGACGGCGCAGGGCCGTGTTGGTGTTGCGTTCATCCGCGGTTTTCTGTATGCCGTTACGCAGGGCCGTCACAAAATCTGAACGATACGGCTCGTTTTTGAACGTACCCAAGTGCCGAGCCCACGAGCGCAGACGGGTCGAATTAAGGGTCAGGCTACGGAGAGCGGCCGCGTCACGGCGCGCCTTGGACTCGATGGCCCGGATCAGCTTCTCACGAAGGGGTTCGGACATGCGATTAAAGTAACGCTCACGAATGCGCATGAGATCATCCGTGGGTGTGTAGTTGGAGATATTACGCTGGGATATGCCCAGGATCGCCAACTCGCGGTTGGTGTTCGTACTCATCCCTCTATATCTCTTGGCAAGATTAATTGCTCCCTGGATCGTCTCCGCGCGCAGTTTTTTCTCGAGTTCGGGCTTGAGAGAAGCGGGCACGCTTATCACACCCCCGTGTTCCCCGGGTTTCAAACTGTATTTCTTGCCATTGATTTCAAAATTTTTCGGCGTTGTTCCTGTACCCTCTATCAATGTCGAAATGAACGCATTCATATTCTTATTTTTATCTATATTTTTTTCCGCCTCTGACACCGGCGCGGGACCACGCCGACCCACCCTACCTGCAGGCAGCGTGAATTTCACAGGGGAGTAACGCGTCTTGGTGGTCCTTTGGAAGGGGGTCGAAAGTGACACAAGTTCCGCGTATAGAGCCTTGGCGTTCTCGTTGGTCATCTTTGCACCGGGCGCGCGGAGACGGCGAGCGAGAATGGCCGCGGCCTGTGGATTATCTAGTATATCGCGTTGGGTCATGCCGAGTTTACCTGCCAAATTTGTCAACTCGGACGCCTCGAGGGTCTGGAGGTTGTAGCGCGTTCCGGAAACGCGCGCCGGGGGCATGGTCAGCGTGCCCGCCTTCAAGCGCTTGAGGATTTCAGCCGGTGCCAAACCTGTAAGCTTTTTAGATATACGGACGGCCATAGCCTCTGGTGTGGGCTTGGCGCCGGACGCACCCTCGGCCTCCTTCACCACATCCTCGACCGCCTTCCCCCTGATATTCTGAAGGCTAGGCATCTTCATGGGTGAGTAACGGGACGTGAGGAACATGCGGGG